CTGGCTGCCGCGACCGGTGAACTCAGCCGGGTAGATCCGGTTGTCCTCCACCACATATCCCTGGTTGTTCGGGCCGCGCCAGACGGTGCGGCCGCCGTCCTGGAACTTCTTCCAGTCGCTGGCGTCATCGGCGTACCGGCGGGTGCTGCTGAAGTGCACGATCTTGTCCGGGCCGGTGGTCTTGCGGTCGTCGGCGGTCACGTCGATGAATTCGCTTCGGCGACCTTCGTTCTCGTCAGCCGGGAAGATCAATTCCGGCGTCGAGCGTCCCGGTCCGGTGTAGAGCACATCAGGCATGCCCCCGTAGGGGTCGGTGTAATCGCGCACGTCACGGCGGGTGGGTTCGTCGCGGACGTGCTTGAACAACTCGCCGATGTCGTCGCTGTCGAGCTCGGGATGCTGGTGGATGTACTCGCCGACAGCCGCCACATCGCGGCTCGCACCGACCTCCTCGGTCCAGGCGTCGAAATCGTCGACGACAGAAGCGCGCCGCCGCCGGAAGTGCTCGGGGTTCTCCTTGAGGTAGCGCGACATCATCTCGTGGTAGACGGCCAGCGCGTGGCTGCACAACCTACCCACGTGCTTGTACTGGCGTTTGAACGCCCACCGGCCCCACTGGCACGAGCACGACCAGTCGGCGACACTGTGGCCGCGGCCCCATCCGCCGAACTCGTGTCCCTTCTTCAGCCGTACCTCGTAGGTTCCGTTGTCCCCCTTGACCGTTGCGTAGATTCGGTCGGGACCGATGTCGTGAACCTTGACGTTGCCCTCGGCGCGCAGGCGCTTGGCCTTGTTGCGCACATCAGCCCAGGCGGCCTCGCGCAGGTCCTTGTCGGCCTCGACGAGCAGGCCGTACTGCTCCATCTCCGGGTCGTGCTCGGCGGCATGGATCGACCCGACCCGCACGATCTCGCCCTCGGGGTCGCGGCGGAACCGCTCGACCGGGTTGTCGAGGTCCGGCGGGTCGAACAGCATCCAGGTGGCGTACTTGGACCCCAGAACGATGCCCAGCGGGCTCTCCTCGATGGCCTTCTGGATCAGGCCGTCCCGGGCATTGTCATCCTGCTCGCCGTCCTGACCGCCACCGAGCAGATCGTCGGCCATCATGCCGATGCCGACACCGCGCATGACCGCGGGCAGGGCAGCGACCGGGTTGGCCTGCTTGGCGAACAGATCCGGGCTGGGGCCGGGGCCTTGCGGTTCGGGGCGCTCGTCGAAGGTCAGCGAGTCCGCCGGGCTGGTGCGCTTGTCGGCGTCGATCTCGTGCTCTCCCGGCAGGATGCTCGACTCTTGGCCGAAGAACTCGTCCCCGACCTGCGGCTCCGGGTTGTACGGCAGGGTGGTGCTGTTGTTGTAATTGACGTCGTCGACACGGTCGTCCGGCAACGGAGACTCCGCCTCGGCCGTGCGCTGGATGACGTCGGCCGCATCCACCCAAACCCGAAAGCCCCGACCGGCCACCAACAGCTTGGTACGCCCACACACCATGTCGCGGTCGATGACCTCACCCGGGCCATAGGTCGTGTAGACCTGCTCCATGCCGCCTCCTCAAGTGCTCTCCCTTTTGAAGGCGGTACGGAGGCAGATCTACAGAGCTACGAGCAGCAGTCGTCCTTGACGAAGACCGGCAGGCGGAACAGCGCGGCGTCCTCGTGCTGCCAGTACTTGCGCCAGTTGTTCTTGAGCTGGTGCAGATCAGCTGTGGTCTCGGCCACGTCATCAACCAGTGGGCACACAACCTCGTTGAGGTCGGCGGTGGCGTTGTATCCGTGCCGGTTGAGGTAGCTGGCCAGGCTCACGGCCTGGTCGTTGGACTCCAGCGCGAAGGTCAGGTAGCAAACGTCAACGTTGTTCATCGATACGGGCCTTTCAGGGAAAACGTTTGGAGGACAAGGAATCTCAGCAAACGAATTCCCTTGGGCCCGTCCCGGTTACGGGGCTTTTTTGCGCACCTCATACCCCGCGCGGTCGATGAGGCGCAGGGTCTCGTCGCGGGTGATGCGCATCTTCTCCTCGCGGGCCTTGCGGGGCAGTTTGTCCCACGGCGGGATCTGCCGATCGAAGTCCTCGGGGCTGATCGAGTTCGCCAGCTCGGCGCGGAGCAGATCACGAGTCGCCTCCCACAGGTCCTTCGTGAACTGCTCCAGACTCACCACTGCCTGGGCTTTCGTCGCCACTCGCCTCTCCCTCCGCGGTGGTCGCGAACGCCTCGGCGGCCCCCAGCGGGAGCCCGATGTGCGATCGGACCACCGTGATCCTTTCGGTCCGTCGTGCCCATTTATACTGCCCCATGAACACGCGGACATCGAAATTGAGACCTTCGGCAGTTTTCTTCAAGCTGACGACCAGTTTCTTGCGGCCGTCAAGGGTGTTGAGGTTGAACCCCTTGTACTCCCCCCAGACCACAGAACCATCGGGCAGCTGCACCCCCCAACGGTCGACAGTCTGCGCCTGATCGCACACTTGGTGTCTCCTTTAGCAGAACTAGATCAATCCCATACAGGACGGATCCCTGTGTTGTACTCGTACTGCCGCAACAGCTCGTCGAGGATCTCGGCCGACTCCTTGGCACCCCCGGCGCGGATCTCCGGCCAGTCGGCACGGATCTGGGCCTCGTGCGGACTGTTGAGCATGCGGTAGAAATCGGGGTCGTAGACCAGCTCGCTGACCCGCGGCTCGGACTTAGCCGCCTTCTGGCGGCGCAGTACCGCCTCGCGGACCTCCTCCTCAGAGACCCGCAGGCGGTGGCCCAGGCTCGACGGGCCGCGCTCCAGCCAGGTGGGCGTCCGCTCCCCGCCCTCGGTCACCTGGCGCAACCGCCCGCCCTTGCGCTGCCTCTTGCTGGCCGCGCGCGGCGCGTTGGCGCGCATCTCGTCGGAGATCTCCGGCCGGGCCCGGTTGAGCGGCACGTCGGCCGGGGGCCGCCGCTCTCCCTCGGAGGCAACGAAATTCGGCGGGCCGGGGGGCGGCGCGTCGCCGGGAGGCGGCGGCAGGATGCCCAGCTGTCCGGCCGGGCTCATCATGCGCTGCTGCTCCTCCATCATCTCCGACTGAGTCTCGGCCATCTGCGCAGCCGCCAGGGCCTGGCGCACCGCGATGGTCTGCTGCATGTGGGCGACCAGCGCAGCGGGGTAGGACAGCTGACGCTCCGGCGGCAGCCTCCGGTTCTGCTCGTCGATGATCTGCTTGACCTTGGCGAACGACTGTGCCTCGGCCACTTGTTTTTTGACGTTCTCCTCGGCCTGGCGGTTGATCTCGACCTCGAAGTCGGTCTCCAGGTTGATCGCCAACGTCTTGTCGCTGATGGGCACTCCCATGCCCTTGAGCTCCATGTAGAACTGGCGCTCGGTGTTCTCGTCGCGCAAGTTCAGGCTGCGGAACTTCACATCGGGGATTAGCAGTTTCGGGGCCCGTACGACCTGCTCCTCGCCGGTCTCCGGATCGACACGCACCACCTCGCGGTAGATCGGGATACGCAATCCGCCCTTCTTTTCGTAGGCGTAGAACTGCTGCGCCTCAGCGATGACCTCCATGCGCTTCCGGATGTGCTTGATCGCCTTGCGCTGGAAGTCCTTCATGTTCAGCTCGCACACCTCACGGTTGAGCGCGCTGGATGCATACGTCCCGGCTGAGGCGGTGCCGCCCTGGATCAATGCGGGCCCCACACCCCAGGCCTGCATGAGCTTCATGTCGATGCGGTCGTAGTCCTGGTCGAGCCGCGGCATCGACTCACGGCCGAAGACGTTCTCGATCCGCAGACCCATGTGGTGGACCATGAGCTTGTAGTCGGCCATGAGTGCGGCCTGCAGGTCGTCGCGGACCGCGTCGATCTCCTCCGGCGACGGCAGCCACGGCCCTGCGTTGTCGCCCATGTTCTCGATCCCCAGGGTGGCCAGCACCATTGGCGAGTAGAGTCGGTCGGCCACAGCGTCCTGGGCGGCGTTGAGCGCCTCCTCCATCAGCAGGGTACGGAAACTGCGCATCAGCGGCGGGGTGCCACGCAGGTCCCACGGCGAGGCGCGGTTGACCAGTCGGCTCCACAGACCCTCGCTGATGTCCAGACCCTCGTCCTGGGCCGCCGCGGCGATGATCTCGGGGTGGAACTTCTCCAGCTGCTGCAGCTCCCAGGTCCGCTCCATCTGCTCGGACTTCGACTCGCGAACGCCGTTGAGGTTCGGCGGATTTCGCAGGTTGTCAACGATGTCCTTGACCAGTAGCTGCACGCGCTCCTGCTCGACGAACAACGACTTGGACACCCGGATCTTGTCGGGGTCGAGCACTTCC